GCTCAAGAAATTATGGGTAAATTAGATTTAGAGCAACAAAAAGTCAATGTTGATAAAGCCAAAGTTTTATCTGATCAAAACAAATTTGAACAAGAAATAGAATTTCAAGATGCTAATAAACAAGCCGACAGAGAAAGCAAGCGACTTGATATAAAAGTTAAAGCTGGAACTGAATTTATAAATGAGCAAATTCGCAATGCTAATATCAATAACACTAATACTCAATAATATGACAACTTTAAAATTAACTAAAATTAATGGTGAATCTCATTGGATTGAAGTTGAATCAAAACCAGTTAGCAAACTTCCTGAAGGTTTAAAAGAAGATTTAACTATAGACGGATATATAAATAAATATGGTTCTATTTATAATCACGGCGATGGTAAAACATATACTAGTAAAAATTCTTATCTTGATGCTTTAAAAAGAAAAGGGCAACATATTAAGGATTATAAATAATTATTGACAATTAATATTAACAATTTATTTTAAATATGAGTGATAAATTTAATACTGAAATGTTGGATATTGTTCAACAACATTTGCAACAAGAGGAAAAACCTGTTGAAGCAAATAATGAAGTAGAAAACAAAACTCAAAATGAAACTGAAAAAGAGTTTCAAGAAAATCAGGAATCTTTGCAAAAAGATGTTAAAACTGATGAACTCGAAAATAAAGAAGAAGTTAATCTTGATAAAGAATTGTCTGGATTACCTAAAGATTTAATTGAAGAGGTAAAAAGTTTTAAAGATCCTGAAGATAAAGCAAAAGCTATAAAAATTGCCAAAGAACAGCGTGCAAGAGAAGACAGGCTACATTTAGAACTCGGCAAAACAAAAAAAGAACTTAAAAACGTAAGTAAATTGTTTGAAGGTATTCAAACAAACCCTGCTGAAACTTTTAAAGCTTTAGCTAGAGAAGTTAAATTTGACCTAACACAAGCACTAGAGGAACCTGTTCAGGCACAAGATGATTTATATTTGACCCCTGAAGAGCTAATTGAACGCAAAACAAAAGATATTCAACAAAATTTATATAAGTCTAATCAAGAGCAAATTAATTTAATAGATACTCAAGAATTGTTAGAAGATTTTCTATCAAATAATGATTACAGCGAAGATTTTATAGCTGAAAATCAATCTGAATTTGTAGCTTTTTATAATAAAGAACTTACAAAAGATGGATTGAAAAATTATTATTCAAGAAAATCAAGAATGGAGGCAATGAAAAACGCTTATTCTAAACTTGAAAGATTGCAACCAGATTATGAAAATAAACTGCGTATAAAACTTCAACAAGAATTAGAAGAAGATAAAAAAAATAAATTTGATGAAGCCAAGAGGCAACAAAAAATTTCTAAATCAGTCTCAAATATTAACAAATCTTTGAGTTATGACGATAAATTATTAGCGATTATTAAAGACTATATATAAAATAAATTTTTTTATTTTATGCCAGCTAATCCAAATTATACCTCATTAATTTCATCAACATTAGATTTATTTATTAGAGATAAAGTTGCTGATAACGTTATAGGAAATAACGCTTTATTAAGTATTTTACAATCTAAAGGAAAAATTAGGCACGAGCAAGGCGGTAGAAATTTTGCCGAAACTATTGCTTATGCTCCAAATAGCACTGTTCAATTTCAAGATCCAACTGATATTATTGATACTAGTGGTCAAGATGAAATTACAACTGCTTTATTTTCTCCAAAATTTTTAGCTTCTACTTTTAATTTTACAATTGAAGAAAAACTAAAAAACCAAGGTTCAAGCGCAATAGTTAATTTAATTAAAACTAAACAAGATGTTTTAATGTCAAGCATTAAAAATATTGTTGGGTCTGCTCTTTTTTCAGATGGTACTGGTAATGGTGGTAAAACTATTGGAGGATTACAATTATTAATAGCTGATGATCCAACAGTTGGAACAGTAGGCGGAATTAATCGTGCTAATAATCCTTGGTGGAGAAACCAAGTTTATGATTTTTCAACTTCTGCTGGCAGTAATGCTTCTGCAAGTAATATTTTATCTGGTATGAATAGTTTGTACTTATCTTGTCAAGTACAACAAAATGAAGCTCCAGATTTAATTCTTGCTGATGGAAATTATTTTAGTTTTTTTGAATCTGCTACTCAACAAATTCAAAGAATTACTACTCCAAATGAAGGAAAAGTTGGTTTTCAAAACTTAGCCTATAAAGCTTCTTCAGTAGTTTATGATCCAAATACTCCAGCTAATCACATGTATTTTATTAATACTACTTACATTAATTTTAAACATTTAAATAATCCTTTATTTACTAAAGAAGAAACTGTTAGACCAGTTAATCAATTAACTTATATAACACCTGTTTATTTATATGGAAATCTTACTAGCAACTCTTTAAGAGTTCATGGCGTTGCTAAAAACTAATTTAAAGGAGAAAAAACTATGTCTAATTTTATATCAATAGAAGCTGACATCATTAATCAAAAAATTGATGAAACTTCAACTACACAAAAACACCCACTTGGTAAAATTATCCGTGCTATAGATAAAGATTTTACTACTAATTATGGCAGTGGTGAATTTATTTATTTAAAAGGCGTTGCTTCAACTGATGTTGGTTCAATTATTTCTTATCAAGCCGATAATTATTCAACTTCATTAGCTATTGCAAATGATAGATCACCTATTGCTATTGCAATGTCTACTTGTGTTGCTAATAATTATGGTTGGTATCAAATTACTGGAAAAGCAGTTGCAAAAGTATTAGCAGGGTTTGCTGATAATGCTATTTGTTATCTTACTTCAACTGCTGGTTCTATTTCCTCTACACCTGTTCCCGGTGATTTAATTTACAAAATGAAAGGAGCGTCTGCTATTGGAACCCCATCTGCTGGATTAGCCGAAATTGAGATTGACAGAGCATTTACAAATGATGGTGCTACTGTCTAAACTTTTTATTTTCTAGGAGGTATAAAAAACCTCCTAGATTTAATTTAAATATATATATTTATGAATAAAATTATAATTCCTAATAATGACAATAGAGTTTTAGAACATGATAAACAGTATGTTCAATTTTTTGATAAAAAAAAACAAATAACTGTAGATTTAGATACTAAAACTGTATTAGACAAAGATAATAAACCAATATATGAATTATATGTTGAAATTTCAAATATGGAAGATCCCTTTTCAATTTTATGTAAAAAAGTAGATGGAAATTTATTAAGAATCCAAAGAAAAGACGGCGTTATAAAACAATATAATTATAAAGATTATTATAAAAATGCTTTTGAAAAATATAAAACATTAAAAACAGAAAAAGAAGAAGAAATTTTAAATCATGAAGATTACGAAAAAACCATTAATGAATTAAAAGCTAAATTAGCTGAATTAAAAAGTGAAAATAATATAGAAAATACTCCAAAACGTTCAAAAAATAATAAACAAAATAATAATTCAAATGAACTTGAATAATGAATTTACTTACAATTTGTCAAGATATACTAAAAGAAACAAAATCTAGTTATATACCTAGTTTAATAATAGGTAATACAGATGATGTTGCTATTCAAATATATCAAACAATAAAAGTAAGTATAATTGAATTATCAAGAACTTATCAATGGCAAGAATTGCAAAAAGAACATACTTTTGCTAGTGTGGTATCGCAAGCAGAATATAACTTGCCATCTGATTTTGATAGAATGATTAATGATACATTTTGGAATAAAGATCAACAATGGAATTTAATAGGTCCAATTACTTCTGAAAATTGGAGAATATTAAAAGATTCAACAGTATCTTCAGCAAATATAAGAGAATATTACAGAATAAGAAATAATCAAGTTATAATTCATGAAGTACCTAGTGTAATAGAAAATTATGTTTATGAGTATATTAGCAAAAATATAGTAAAAAGTGTAGGAAATGTAGCACAAACAGAATTTTTATCAGATACTGATGTTTCTATAATTGATCCTTACATTTTAAGATTAGATGCTACTTGGCGTTGGTTAAAAAATAATGGTAGAGCTTTTAAAGATGAACAAAATATCGCAAAAGAAGCAATAACTGAAAGAATTGGAATTAATGGAAGCAGAGCAAAAATCTTTTATCCTAGTAAAGATATAATTAATGCTCAAATTAGTGCATTTAAACCTATTGTTTATGCTTAAATGAGATATAATCAATTAAATACATTAATATCAACAAATGGACAAGCGAATAGAGTTAATATTCCTGCTCCTTATGGTGGATTAAATACAAGAGATAGTGAAAGCAACATGGAGCCTACTGATGCAATTGTATTAGAAAATTTTATACCAGAACAAGGAGCTGTAAAAACAAGAAAAGGTTTTGTTGAATATTGTAGTTTAACTGGAAATGTTGAAACATTAATTGAACATTTTTCTGGAGGAAATAGAAAATTTTTAGCTTGCCATAATGGTAAAATTAGTAATATTACAAATTCAGCAAGTATAGTTGAATTAGGATCAGGTTATGGTAATAATAAATGGCAAACAGTTGAATTTAATGGATATACTCTTTTAGTAAATGGGCAAGATTCGCCTTTAAAATATGATGGAACTTCTTTAACAGTAAATTCTATAAGTCCTACTGGTGGTTCAGCTTCTTCTTTAAATGGTATTAATATTTTTAAAGAAACAGTTTATACATGGGACACAAATTTTCCTTATTTTTGGCATGGTGCAGTTAAAAGTATTTCAGGAACTTTTACTAAATTTGATTTATCTTTTGTTTGTCCAAATGGAGGTAATTTATTGCAAATGATTACTATTTCAAGAGATGGAGGTTCAGGAGTTGATGATTATTGTGCTTTTATTATGTCAAATGGTTATGCTATAGTATATGATGGAGATGATCCTAGCAAAGCGGCAGATTGGGCTTTAGTTGGTGTTTATAAAATTGGAAAACCAATAAGTATAAGATCATCAATAAAAGTTGCTGGAGATGTTGCAATTCTTACAAATCAAGATTTTATTTTATTTTCTACTGCTTTACAAAATGAAGGACAAACTACACAAAATACAAAATTAAGTGGAGTTATATCAGAATTGATACAAAATTATGAAAATAATTATGGGTGGCAAGTTGTTTCTTATCCTAAAAAAGGATTAATATTTTTTAATGTTCCTATTTCTACTAATACAGAATATCATCAATACGGATTTAATACTATAACTTCAGCAGCTTTTAAATTTACAGGCATGAATGGTATTTGTTGGGGATTGTATAATAATAATTTATATTTTGGTGGAATTAATAAAGTTTATAAAGCAGATTCAGGTTATACAGACAATGGCAATTATATTTTTTGCAAAGCTCAAACAGCTTATAATAACTTAGGATCATCAGAAGAAAAAATTGTAAATAGTTATAGAAACACTTTAAAAGCAGATGGAACAGTAGTTATAAATTCTATAGTCAATTTTGATTATGGTAAAAATTTTTCAAAACAAACAAAGTCAATTGAAGCGCAAGGGGCAGAATGGGACGTTGCAGAATGGGACGTTGCAGATTGGTCTTCTGAAAATCAAATTCAAAATAAATTAATTTATTCATCTGGGCAAGGTGTAGATGTTTCAATGAAAATTGAAACTAATTTAAAAGGACAGCAAGTAAGTTGGTATCGCACAGATTATAGCGTAAATGTAAATAATATTTTATAATAATTTAAATAATATTTTATAATATGGGATTTTTAAAAAAAATTAAAAATAAAGCAATAGGTGCTTCTATAGGTGGAGCATTAGGTAATAAAGCTTTTGGCAAAGGCACTAAAATTTCAGTTTATGGAAATCAAACAAACGCTTTATCTAATGAAAATTTATGGTCAAGATTATCAGAAACAGAACAAAAAGATCTTTTAATAAATAACCCTAATATTTTAACTCCAGAAGGTGGGCAAGTATATGATCCAACAACTAATACTTTTAAATTAACAGAATCAGATTTTACTAAAAATCAAAGATTAGATCAAGAAAGATTAGCAATGGAACTTTCTAGATCTTTATCTGGTAATTTACCTTCAACTGATAGTGAAACTGTAAGAAATGCTACTTTTGAATTAGGTAAAAGACAATTAGACCCTGAATTTAAAAATCAAAGAGAAAAATTAGCTACTCAATTAGCTAATCAAGGGATTCCTATAAATAGTGAAGCTTATAATTCAGCAATAAATAGATTAGAAAGATCACAAGGAGAACAATTAGGAACTTTAAGTTTGCAAAGTCAAATACAAGGTATTCAAATGGCAGAAACTCAAAGAGCAGCAAGATTTAATGAAATATCATCTTTGTTAGGCAGAAGTCAAGTAGGAGCTGGAGTAAATTTTGGAGGTATGCAATCAAATTACCAAGGTTTAGATTTAATGGGTAAAGAACAAGCAAGTTTAAACAGACAATCGGCAGAATGGATGGCTAGTAGGGCAGCAAAAGCACAAGAAAGAGCAGCTAAATATCAGGCGGCAGGTAGTGCAATAGGTGGAATAGCTAGTGCATTTGGGGCATTTTCAGATATAAGATTAAAAACTAATATAAAATTTACAGGTGAAATAAAAAATAATTTACCAATATATAGTTTTGAATATATTGATAAAAGATATGGTGAAGGTCATTATATAGGAGTTATGGCTCAAGATGTAGAAAAATTATACCCAAACGCAGTTTATACTAATTTAAATGGTTATAAACAGGTAGATTATGATCAAATTAATATAAAATTTGAGAGGTTGCAATAATGAGATCAAATAATAAAAAACAATTAAGAGGAAATCTTAATAGAATACAATTAGCAGATAATTTAGCTAGAAGTCAAGAATTAATGAAATTAGCTTCAAATTCTCAAAATTTTGGTAGTGGCTATGCTGGAGGATTTGGTCTTTTAGCTCAAGGTTTAGTTGCTGGAGTTGGAGCTTATAAACAATATAAACTAAAACAAGAAATTGCTCAACAAGAAGCGCAAGATATTGAAAAATTTAGTAATTTTGCTAATTCTCAAGGAGATACTGATGTAGCTTCAATTGCAGAACAATTAACACCTGAAACTAGAGAAGCGTATTATATACAAAAAACTATGCCTCAATTAAGTAAAGGATATAGCAATAAAATGCCAGCTTCGGTACAAGAATATGAATATTATAAAAATTTAAATCCAACAGAGCAACAAAAATTTTTAAAATATGGCAATAAAATGCATGGCAATAAAATGCCAGCTTCGGTACAAGAATATGAATATTCTAAAAATTTAAATCCAACAGAGCAAGAAAAATTTTTAAATATTATTGATGCAGAACCTAAATTAAAAAATAAAGTAGATGAAGAAATTATTAAAAAAACAAGAGAATCAGCAAGTTTTGCTAATGATTCTTTGCGTAATTTAGAATCTATTCAAGAGGCTTTATTTGATTCTGAAGGCAACCCTAAAATAAAAACTGGCAAAATTCAAAAATATGGTCAACAAATTGGTCAGTATTTACCATTTGTTGAAAGTGGTCGATTTCAAGAGATAAATGCCAAAACTACAGAATTGGGTTTAAATATTTCTTCAATGTTAAAAGGGCAAACTTCTGATAGAGATGTATCAAGAAGTTTAGAAAGTGTAGCTGGTTTTGATAAAGAACCTAATGCAAATAAAAAAATTTTAACAGATAAAAAAGCTGCTATTAAAGTTGTAGCTGAAATGCCTAAATTTACTACTAATTGGATTCAATCTTATGGATCAACATTAAATCCTAATGAAAGTGGACAAAGTTTTGACGACGCTTTTTTAAATTGGCAAAGTCAAGCATTTAAAAAATATGGAGGTACAAAAAATACTGTAAAAAAATACAATCCTCAAACAGGGAGGATTGAATAATGGTAAAACAAATTGAAGTTGAAAATCAAATTATAGAATTTCCTGATGAAATGCCCGATAATGAAATTGAATCAGTTATTAAAAGAGAATTTTATAATAAACAAATTCAACAAAAATCAAAACCCTATAGCATGGGTGCAGATTATAATAAACAAACTCAACAAAAATCAAAACCTTATGGCATGGGTGCAGAATTATTAAAAAAAGCATCTGAATATATACCACAAGAAGGAAGAATTGGATCAGCTCTTACTATTGCAACAAATTTTCCATTGGCTCCTAGACCAAAAGCTTTAACAGCAGCTTTAACAGCAAAAGCAATGGGTGGCGATGAGTCAATAGGTCAATTTTATGATGAAGCTCTTAAAAATGAATTAGAAAAATTAAAAACAGCAAGAACGCAATATCCAAAACAATCATTTATAACTCAATTAGCATCTGATATAGCAATACTACGTGGTAGAGGACTTTTAAATAAATTAGGTGGTGCAACTGTTAAAAAAGCTTTGGTAGGTGGAGCAATCTTAGGAGCAACAACAGCAGCAGGAGAAACGCAAGATTTAACAAAAGAACAGGCAATTAGTGATATTGCAGGTGGGGGTTTTTATGGTGGTGTTGGCGGTGTTGTAGGACAACAAGTAGGTAAAAAAATTGGTCAATCAGTTCCATTTATAAAAGAAGCTGGTAAAAAAATTGTTAAATATACTCCTTTTATTAAAAATAAAGAAACTTCGGAATCAATATTATCTAAAATTTTAACTCCAGAAGAAGCAGGTATTCAAGCTTCTAAATTAGCAACTAAAGTTAAACAAGGCAGAATAACAACATTACCAGAATTAGAAAATGAAAAAGTTTTAGGATTAACAAGACTTTTAGGAAAAACACAGGGAAGTAATAAAATAATTAACGATTATATTAATAAAAAAACTGTTAGTTCAGCAAAAAGAGTCGGCGATATTGTCAATAAAAATATTAGTGCCGAAGGATATTTTGACACTTTAGATAATACAATTGCTAAAAGAAAAGAATTAGCAACACCTCTTTATAAAAAAGCGTACGAAGAAAGCAATAAAGCATTATTAATGCCAACAACTGGAATTGAAAGATTGGGTACAATAAGAGAGTTAATAAATGATGATAGAATTAAAAATGCAATTAAAAAAGCAAGAAAAGATTATGGAATAAATCAAGAAATTCCTGATATAGCTATTGAAACTTTGCACGGAACAAGACAAGTTGTTGACGATATTATTGGTTCAGCAAAAAAAGCTGGAGAAAATAATAAAGCTCGCAGTTATATGGATTTAAAAAACAAAATAAACAATGTTATTTATAATGTTGCTCCAACAATGAAAGAAGCCGATAAAACATTTGCTGGATTTAGCGCTTTAAAAAATGCTCAAGAGGAAGGTTTAAAATTTAATCAATATAGAAACGGCGAAGAAGTAAAAAGAGCCTTTGCTAAATTAAGCGATGGCGAAAAAGAAACTTTTAAAATTGGTGTTAAGGATTATTTATTAGACAAAGTAGCAAAATCTAGCGATAGAAACCCTGCAAAAGCAATTTATGGCAACCAATTAGAAAGAAGAAAATTACAAGCTTTATTTGATAATCCTAAACAATATAATGACTTTGCTAAAAGGCTTAATGATGAAATTAGAGTTTTTAATGTAAAACAAAGAATTGTAGGAGGATCAAGAACAGATATAAATTTACAAGAACAAACTGAATTATTAGATAAAATAGCTAAAGGAGCAGTTAGTTTTAAAACCTTTGGAGTAAGTGATATTTTATTACTTGCTAAAGATCTTATTAAAAAAAGATATTATGGTTTAAATGAAAAAATATCAACAGATCTTGCTAAAATAATAATTGATCCAGAACAATCAATAAAAATGTTAAATAATATTGCTAAAAAAGCACAAACACCGCAAGAAAAAATTTTAATACAAAAATTTACTGAAGATTTATCAAAAAAGAATTTTACTGGTCCATTAGCAATTCAAACAGGAAGAGCAATGGTTAATCAACAATCAAACGAGGAAGAATAATATGCCATTTAATGGATCTGGAACTTTTAATAGAGTTTATAACTGGGTTAATGATAAATTACTTGGTTATAAAATTTCATCTTCAAGAATGGATACTGAATTTGATGGAATTGCAACTGGATTAAGTCAATGTATAACAAAAACTGGCGAGACTCAATTAACTGCTAACATACCTTTTAATAATTATAAAATTACTGGTTTAGGAGTTGGTTCATCTAGAACTGATTCTTTAAATATTGGTCAAGTACAAGATAATCAATTTAATTTTTTAGGTTTAAGCTCTGGTTCAGCAGACGCTTACACTTTAGCACCATCTCCAGCAATATCATCTTATCAATCAACTCAAAGATTTACATGTTTAATACATACTTCAAATTTAACAACAACTCCATATTTACAAGTAAGTGGTATTGCAAATCCTAGTACAAACGCTGTTATTAAAAAATTAAATGGTAATGGAAGTGAAATAAGTTTAGCACCAAAAGAACTTGTAGCAAATCAACTTTATACTTTTCAAAGAAATTTAACTAACACAGCATGGTTAGTTTTAGAATTAGGTACTTTAAATACCCCTGCTTTTCAAGCAATTAAACCTTCTAACCAAACAATTACA